GATGATGTAATCGAACTTGCCAAGATGATCGAGATACCTTTGCTGCCTTGGCAGGAGTTCGTGTTGCGAGACATGCTGCGCGTGGACGCTAAGGGCAACTGGGTGCGCAAGACAAACCTAATCTTGGTTGCTAGGCAGAATGGCAAGACTCACTTAACAAGAATGCTCATCTTGGCTCACTTGCTTAAGTGGGATAGCAAGAATGTAATCATTGCCTCATCTAATCGCTCGATGGCTTTAGATACCTTTCGGCAAGTAGCCCATGTCTTTGAAAATAACGAGAACCTAATGGCGCTGGTCAAGCAGATCAGATATGCCAACGGCACAGAGTCGATCGAGATGAAGGACGGTCGCAGACTCGATGTAGTAGCAGCGACTAGAGATGGCGCGCGCGGCAGATCAGCCTGTGCATTATTCCTCGATGAAATTCGAGAATGGTCAGAGGATGGCTATAGAGCTGCGATGCCGGTAACTCGCGCTAGACCTAACGCGCACACATTCTTAACTTCTAACGCTGGCGATGCTTTTAGCGTTGTATTAAACCAACTTAGAGAACGCGCATTAGATAATCCGCCTAAGTCCTTTGGTTATTACGAATACTCAGCCCCTCAATACTGCAAAATTGACGATCCTAAAGCCTGGGCGCTTGCTAACCCTGCACTTGGCTATCTGGTCAGTTTACAAACCCTTGAGGAAAGTGTGGCTACAAGTCCAATAGAAAATACTCGCACAGAGTTGCTTTGCCAATGGATTGACTCCCTGAGCAGTCCTTGGCCGCATGGAGTCCTTGAGGAAACTAGCGATAGCGAGTTACAGATACCAGTTGGCGGTTATACAGTCTTTGGCTTTGATGTATCACCATCTAGGCGCAATGCCTCGCTAGTTGCCGGACAATTACTCCCCGATGGTCGAATTGGAGTAGGCATCTTGCAGACTTGGGAGTCAGCAGTCTCGGTCGATGATCTAAAGATTGCAGCAGATATTAAAGGCTGGGCTGATCAGTATCGACCAAGACAAATCTGCTTTGACAAGTATGCAACAGCCTCGATTGCTGAGCGGTTAAGTAATGCTGGCTGCATAACTCAAGACATCTCTGGACAGCAGTTTTATCAGGCTTGCGGTGACTTACTTGATGGCTTAGTCAATCATCGTGTGGTACACTAATCCAGCAGATGAACAACTGCGCAGCTAAAGTCAACGACTCGGCTTGGCGTATCGTCAAGCGAAAGTCTGCTGGCGATATATCTGCGCCTATTGCTTTAGCAATGGTTGTCTCGATGTTAATGAAACCACAACAGGTAGCGGCTATCTACGCAGAATAATCTATATGTAGTGTATAATTGCGACCTATGGGTATATTTGATCGCAAGTCAAAAGTATTACAGGCGCAAGAAGCGCCACAGATCATGGCGGATAGTTTCTTTAGTTACAACAACTATTTTCCAGCAGTCGTATCTCGCCAGATGGCACTCGGCGTTCCAGCGATCAAAAGGTGCAGAGACTTAATTAGCGGAACGATCGCTAGCATCCCTTTAGAGTATTACAAGAAGTCAACCGGCGAAATGATTGCCGCACCTCGATGGGTTGAGCAACCTTCTGCACACCAGCCTCGCTTTGTTACGATGTACTTTACGCTTGACTCGCTTCTTATGTATGGTCAAGCCTTTTGGCAGATTACCGAAGTTTATAGCGAGGATTTACGAATGGCTCGCGCCAACTGGATCGCTAACACTCGCGTAAGTTTTATTACTGATCCAGAAACTAATTTTATTACCCAATACAGCATTGACGGCAAGCCAGTTCCTATGTCTGGTATTGGATCACTTATTACATTCCAAAAAGATGAAGGCATCCTGAGTGTTGGCGCACAGACAATTAAAGCCGCACTTGATGTACAGCGCGCCGCCTCACTAGCTGCGGCAACTCCAATGAGTTCTGGAATAATTAAGAATGCCGGAGCGGATTTACCACCAGCCGAGATTTCAGCATTATTAGCGGCATGGAAGCGCAGCCGCCAGAACAACGCTACTGCTTACCTAACTTCAACACTAAACTACGAAGCAACATCATTCTCACCTAAAGACATGCTTTACAACGAGGCTATTCAAAACCTTGCCACAGAATGCGCCAGACTTTGCTCGGTTGATCCTTATTATGTGTCTGCTTCTCAGAACACAACAATGACTTACGCGAATGTGCAGGATGAACGCAAGCAGATGGTCGCACTAACTTTGCAGCCTTATGTCTCAGCGATCGAGGCTCGCCTAAGCATGAACGATGTAAGCACAGATGGACATTATGTGAAGTTTAGTTTAGACGATAACTTCCTGCGTACTGAGCCTATGGAACGCTTGCTAGTGCTAGAAAAGATGCTTGCGCTTGGTTTAATTACAACTGAACAGGCAATGGAAATGGAAAGTCTTTCTCCTAACGGAAACGGTAACTAATGGAAACCTTATACATAGAAGCATCATCTATTGAGTGCAACGAGGATCGCCGCGAGATATCAGGCAAGATCGTTCCTCTTGGAACTGGCGAAGTCGGCAATACTAATCTTGGCGCGTACACATTCGAGGCTGGGTCTATTGAAATTGGCGATGTAAGCAAGATTAAATTGCTATCGCAGCATGACGCAAAGAAGCCTATTGGTCGCATGACAGCAGCGGAGACACGCGCAGATGGCATCTATGCAACCTTTAAGTTAAGTCGCAGCACCGGCGGTTCTGACGCCCTTGTCATGGCACAAGAAGGACTGGTTTTAGGGCTGTCAATCGGTGCAGAGATAATCGCATCTAAGCCATCACGCGATGGACACACAGTTGTCTCAGCCGCTAAATTAAAAGAAGTTTCTCTAGTAACTGAACCAGCCTTTAAGTCTGCACAGGTTCTTGAGATCGCAGCAGAGGAAACTCCCTCTGCTGAAACCAAAACAGAAAGCGAGACAGTCGTGGACGAAACCACTCCAGTCGAAGCAACACCAGTAGAAGCAGCGGCTGTGGAAGCAACTCGCCCTACTGTTTCAGCAATGGCTTATTCAAAGCCTCGCCTTGATTTCTCTGCCGGAAAGCATCTTGAGATGACTATCCAAGCAGCAATGGGATCAGAGGATGCTCGTCAATATCTAGCAGCAGCCGCAGATACAACAGACAACGCTGGTCTTGTACCAACACGACAGTTGTCAACAGTTATTAACGGACTTGCTAACAGTACAAGAAGCAACATAGATGCGATTTCGAAGGGCGCCTTGCCAGACGCAGGACTCAGTTTCGAAATCCCTAAGATCACAGTATTGCCAACAGTTGCAGAAACAGCCGAAGGCGCTGCACCATCTGAGACTGATCAGAATGCTGCCTTTGTAACAGTTTCAGTTAAGAAGTACGCAGGACAGCAAACATTCTCAGTAGAACTCTTAGATCGTTCAAATCCGATCTTTGTAACTGAACTAATGAACAACCTTGCTGCTCAGTACGCAAAGGTTACAGATACAGCAGTTAACGCTGCACTTATCTCTGGCGCTTCACTCGATGCAACAACAGTAGCAACTTACCCAACAGCCTCAGAGTTGCTTGGCGTAGTTGCTCGCGGTGCAGCTTCTGTTTACAACGGTACGCAGGGCTTTGCTCGTAACATCATTATGAACACTTCACAATGGTCAAATGTTATGACACTTAACGACAATGGACGCCCAATCTACAACGCACAAGTTCCTCAGAACGCTGGCGGCGTAGTTGCTCCAACTTCAGTTCGCGGTAATGTTGCCGGTCTTGATCTCTATGTAACTGCTAACACAGCATCACTTACAGACACAGACGGCTCAATCCTTATCGTTAACCCAGATGCTTACACATGGTACGAGTCTCCAACTTACCAACTTCGCGCAGATGTAATCGCAAGCGGTCAAGTTTCAATCGTCATGTACGGCTACGGCGCAATCGCAACCAAAATCGGTGCAGGCGCGTTCAAGAACAACAAGGCATAAGCCTATTTAAGTCGCTGGCTGGGTAGTGCCCTTCTACCCAGCCAGTCTTTAGGAAGGATCACATGAGCGTAACGACAGTCGCAACTCTTAGAACTGCTTTAGGCGTTGGCACTCTATACAGCGATCCTGTTTTACAGTCAGTCTGCGATGCAGCAGACGATGTCATGTTGCCCTTCCTATTTACTAACGAGACTTACAATATCGCGCATAGCAACACAACCACAGAAGGAACTCTTTACTTTAACCAACGAGTAACAGATATTTTCTATGTTGGTCAGAGCGTAGTAGTAACAAAGAATGGCACACCTTTTAACGGCACAAAGACAATAACAGCAGTCGATGTTCAGACAATCACTTACGCTGTAACTGGCTCTCCTACTGAGACTGGCTACCATCCAGTAGTTCCACTAGGCATAGTTTCCGGCACAACTCAGACAGATTACACAACCATCGATGCAGTCAAGCAAGCATCTCTACAAATCTGCGAGGCTATCTGGCAAGCCAGAAGCGCGCCAAGCGGTCAAGGCATGACAGTCGATGGCTTTGCTCCAAGTCCCTTCACCATGTCAGCGTCACTTTTAGCAAGAGTTCGCGGCTTGCTTGCCCCTTACCTATCGCCTTATGCGCAGATCGGCTGACCATGACAGCAGCGATCTCTACACTTCGCGCAACAATAGCGGCGGCTTTAGTCGATAACTCACTCTGGTCAGTTTTTAGTTTTCCACCGGCGACTCCAATTGTAAACAGCATTGTGGTCAGCCCATCTGATCCTTATGTAACGCCTAATAACAATAGTTACAACACGATTGCTCCGCTTGCTAATTTTAATATAAATATCTTTGTGCCACTCCTGGATAACGAAGGTAACCTTAATGGAATTGAGGAGATGCTAGTTGCTGTGTTTAACAAACTGGCGGCATCCTCTATCGTCTATAATGTGGGAGATGTGAGCGCACCTAGCGTTCTCAATGCCGCAACAGGCGATCTCTTGACTTGCTCCCTGCAAGTCTCAGTCCTAACGAGTTGGAGTTAACCATGAATGAATGGGAAAAAGAACAAGCAGAGTTCCTGATCAAGATTGGTCAGACTCCTGTAGCACCAGCACCTAAACCATCTACTAAGAAAGACGAGGAATAAACCAAATGGCAGTATTTCTAAACAATGGAGTAGTGGTTACTGTTAACTCGGTTGACCTCTCAAACCATGTTACTTCAGTAACGCTTAACCGATCATTCGATGAACTCGAAGTTACAGCAATGGGCGATAACGGACACAAGTTCGTCAAAGGCTTAGAAGCATCATCTGTAACTATTGACTTCCTAAACGACACAGCAGCATCAAATGTTCTCGCAACACTTCAGGCTGCATGGGGAACTTCAGTAACAGTAACCCTAAAGCAGACTTCAGCCGCTACTTCAGCTACAAACCCTCTTTATACTATGACATGCTTAGTGAACGGAACAACCGACATTAACGGTGCAGTTTCAGACCTTGGCACTCAGTCAGTAACTTGGAATGTCCAAGGTACAGTAGTAATCACCACTTCATAATAAATTAACTAAGGGGCAGACAATGGCAAAACTAAAGGTAACAAGGGCAGATGGAAGCGTTAACGAGTACCAGATCACTCCGGCGATCGAGTACGCCTTTGAGGCTTATGCTAAGAAGGGCTTTCATAAAGCCTTTAGGGATGATGAAAAGCAGACCGATGTATATTGGCTCTGCTGGGAAGCAATTAGGCGTTCGGGTGAAACCGTTAAGCCCTTCGGAGAGTCTTTTCTAGAGACATTGACGCGAGTCGAGGTACTAGACGATGACCCTTTGGAGTAACGCGAGAGTCCTTCACCTATCTTGTAGCGAGACTATCGCTCGAGACAGGACTCTCGCCCCAAACTTTAATTGAACTAGATCACACAATGTTCAGGA